GAGAGTCATGATTCTTTTTCGCTCATCACTTAGGAATGGAGTATAATCTCTTGCGATTCTTGTAGCTTTAGCTTGTAGTTCGAATATTTCTGCAAACATACCTTTGATAGGTTTTAATGCTGCACCAATAGCAACTACAACTGCTTTACCTTTAATACCTAATGCCAAGAATCCAAAGACACCAAGCGCTTTAATTACTGCTGGTAGTTGATTAGTTGTTTTTATTATTTCACCTATACTATCACCAATAAATCTTACTACAGGTGATATAGCATCAATCATTCTTGCTCCACCTACTAGTACTTTTTCTGCAATTTCTACTATTTTAGCACCCATAGATTCGGCTGCTTTTTCAATACTACCAAAGTTTTCGTTTAATGCATCATCTGCAAGTTTCATCATTTGTTTTAAGAAATCAAATGGTCCACTCTCCATTAATTTTTTCTGAAACTTGAATAGTTTATCACCCAACATCGACATAGTACCAGTCCATGTATCTGCCATCTCTGCAGATGCTCCAACCATGACTGCTGTACCATTTGTAAATGCGTCTATAATATGTTTTTTGGTTTGTGCACCAGTATATCTTACACCCTCTTCAAATCCTAATAGGGCTTTAACACCTTTTTCTCTGAACATATCAGCAGCAGCGATACCACCACTAAATGCTCTTTGTAATTGTTCTGCTGTTTGTTTGAATGAGAGACCAGTTGCAGCTGCAATATCACCAGTAATACCTAATACTTGATTTAATTCATCAGTACCTTCTACTACTGTTAATAGATTTGGAGCTGAATTGGCTATTTCTTGTAGTTGGAAAGGAACATTGGCAGCAAAATCAACTAATGTATCAAATGCTGCAGCACCTTCTTCTGCACTACCTGTTAAGAATTTTAATTGAATTGCTAAGTTTTCAACTTCAACTGCAGTATTAAGAAAATCTTTACTTACTTTAAATGCACCAACTGCAGCTACTGCACCTAAAATAATAGTTTGTAATCTAGAGAAAGCACCAGCTACCGAACCAGTATTTTTCTCTAGACGACCAAGACTTTTTTGGACTGAACCAAATGCTCGTTTGGTTTTATCTACGCCTACTAGATGTATTTCTTCTTTGATGGCCACGCTTTGCTTCCTTCTCTTCCTCTACCTTTTTCAACTTGAAATACGCTATCCAAGTTTTAACTTCTAGAAGGGACATTGCCTGTACATCTGCTATCGAACATTTTAGATAGTCAGCGAGGGAGACCTGCGTATGTAAGTCTCTATCCCCTATTAGTTTTTTTCAATGTCTTCTACAGTTTCAGAATTTGCATTATTTAAAACAGATGCTACTTTAATAATAACATTAGGATCTGCCTCATTTAATAACTCATCTTTATCCATATTAGAAAAAAGTCTATCACCATCTGCATTTAACGCTTTTAGTAATATACTTTCTACTAATGCCTCAGCAGTTTTACCTTGCTGTTGCATAGACATTATTTTATTCTCAACATTCAATGAAGCCAAAGCTTTATAATAAATGTCTAATTTCCACTCCTTACAAGTGTATTTCATCAACTTTCCACTTAACTTTTCTTTAAAGTGTCCAGTTACTGCACTAATAGCAGATTTGTTTTTCTCCGATTTAGTCATCGTGATATTCTCCTTGTATTTTTAATATACCCAGCAACTTTCCTTGCTGTTGGTTTTGATATTCCTTGTTTAGCTTGTTTGCTTCGACCTCTATCTAACATACCAATATATGGAGTTTTGTTTTTTACTTCAAAACCATTTGATTTGTCTTGTTTGGTCCACTGCGAACGAGCAAAACCAGATCTGATAGGGGTATTTGCACGAGCTGTTTTAATTGTTTGGTCTCTAACAGAGTCAAAAAAGTTTTCGAATTGTTTTGTGAACTTTTCGAAAGATCTTGTTTGTCCAAACTTAACACGAACTTGCATGCAAATATCCTATCTATGAAACTACGCTGTAGCGAATGTTAACGCACCAGTACCTTGAGCACTGAAAGAACCTTCAACCATTCCATCTACTGAAGATGAAATACTGAATGATGTTCCAACAACATCACCATGGTAATATTTGTTACCTGAATCAGCATCTTCTGGGTAAAGTTTAATTGAAAGACCAGTAATATCACTTACTGCACCTTGCAAATCACTTACACCAGTACCAGATCCGTCGTAATAGATATCAGCAGTTAGAGTCCATGTATGCGGACCAGCCACATATGTACGCGCCAATGCTGTATCATAATCACCACTCATGCTTGTAGTTTCAATTGTATCTTGAGTTTGTTCAACTGACCAGCTTCTGATTGCAGCAACATTAGTATCACTACCAGTTACTGTAATTTTGCCGCCATGTCCAGATATAATTGCCATAACTATTTTCTCCTTAACTTATAAGTTATTATTCATCCGCCTCGTTTAAAAGCGAATCTCCATGTAAAGTATCAAGTATATCAGATTTTTCTTCTGCTTCTACTTTCTTCTTTGCATTCTTTATCGGTTTTGCTTTAATCTTACCAGATTCTACAGGTCTAGCTGCAACTTCTGTCCAACCTTGCTCTACCAAATTCTTGTATTGGCTATAAGAAACATTTTTTCTTACACCATCTTTTTCTATCAAATACATTGCCATTATGTTGTACCTCTTATATATTTATACTCTACACGATATGTTAATTCAACTTTCCCTAATGGAAACAAATTACCAGGATCTACAGTGACTTGTGTAATATATGCATTCATTGCATTACCACCTCTTGTTCTGTCTGCAGCTAATTTTTCTTCTATCGCTTCAATTAAAGCATTTCGTTGAGTATCTAAGTTATCGTTTAATGTTATTGTACTATTCGTACTTCTTACATATCCTGTAATTGTAAAATCTAATTCTCCAAACACTGTACCTGATGTAGCAGTACCTCTATCTGCTACCATTGTAGCATCTTCTTTTAATTCTGTACCAGATAGTACTATTATGCATGGAAACTGTTGAACACTTAAATCAGTGACGGCTACATTATTTCTTGTCACTACCGTGATCGCAGGTGAAGAAATATCACTTAGTTGATTGATTATATTGTTTGCTATATCTTCTCTTACTGACATTATCTAACCAATCTATTGAAGTGTGCAGTTTGTTTCTCTGAATTGTCTACAGATCCACTTCCATCATAATCATATTCTATACCATCAGCTAATATTAAATCAAATTCTTCTCTGAACTTATTTTTATAATATGTTTCTAATATTGAATATCTGTCTTCTTCAGGACCATGTTGTGTTAATTGTGGAAAGATATAGTATCCTAATGTGTGAAATACTGCAGCTCTTTGAAATTGAGAAGCAGTTAATTTTGTAGCATCCATTTCTAATCCTGCAGAATTAAAATGTCTGTTAGCATGGTATGTAGAGTTAACTCTAGGCCACCACTCTATTCTAAGAAGTCTTAATATATCATTATAAGTTTTTGTATGCATAGCGCTAAAGTCTTGTATACCAAACTCATTTATATTAGCTTCATATTCTTTTAAATTCGAATCAGTTGCAAATGTGCTCATAATAAATCCTTGTTTGTGGGGATCCGTAGACCCCCACTATAACTTGTGTACTAACAATCAATTAGTTTTTGATTGATGAGTCAGCACCTATTTCTACACCGTAAGAGTCGTGTAATTCACCAACACCGTATACTGCTGTTGCAATAACTTCTGTTGCTCTTAATGACTCGTCTCTTTCAGTAGTGATTTTAATGTCTTGCATCATTGCTAATCCAAGAGCATCTCTGTGGAACATACCACATTTGTAATCACCAGCTGTACCAGTGTTCGCGATGTTTGCTGATTCAAAAATTGGGATACCCGCTAATTGACCAACGAAACCATCTCTTAACGCTTGGTTACTAACAACATTTGGATTTGCGTTTGCAAAAGTGTTAGTTAAGTTAGCTTTAAGATCGTATGCTACGAATGGATGTACTACACAAACCACTTCGCTCATAGGTACACCAGCTGATCTTAAGAATGCTGCTGCATTAAAGATATCTGCTGCTGATAATACTTGTGAACCATCTGAAGCTGTTGCATCACCGATAACAGTTGAGAAACCGTCAAATAATGCAGTTAGATCTGTGTCCATTTTTTTAGCAATTGCTTCACCGAACATTTTACCCAAAGAAGCGATTACATCGTCTGAACCAGTGTTTACAGCTAAGTCTGAAACTGTTGCCATAATACCTTTTTCACCGACTGTAATAGTTTTCTGAGAAGTTGATACTGTTGTATTACCAAGATCCGTACCTTCAGTTAAATTTGCTGCTGAAACTGATGGATAAATCGGAACTTGAATTGTTTTACCACTGTTCGGAGCTACTGAGTAATTTCTTACTAGAGGTCTCATGATAGATCTCTCGTTTGCTACGAACAATGCTTCGGCTACGATATTCGAAATAAAGTTATCGATACCTGCACCGTCTACTGATAAATTACCCGAACCTGAAGCATGAGTATTTACCGTTAAGTTAGTTGTTGCC